CTCTTTCTGCATCGCCGTCGGACTCATCTGATCTTTCCCAAGCGCGTCCGCCAGGTCGGGATCAACAATGTTCGCCGCTGCGTTGAACACCATGCCGCCGCTATCCTTGAACGGCATCAACTGCGCGAGCATCGTTAGCTTCGCTTGCGCCCTCTCGTTGTCGATGAGGTTGATGTCGCACGCTGCGCTAACATCATATTGACCCTGGATATCTTGCCGGCTGAAATTCCACGGCTCACCCCCCGCCACGCGCTGGATGTCCTCGTCAGTCTCATACTGCTGCATCAACTGAAACGTCTGCTCCAACGCAAGCTCGAATTCCGCCAATACTTGGGTCGTAATCTGTTGCCGGTTAAGCGCCTTGATCTCGGGATCAACCTCTCCGCCAGTGATGGGATATCGTCTGTCCAATCGTTGCTGCACCATCTGCATCACTATCACAGGCGTCTGATCCATCGGCGGTAACGGTGGCCATACCACCGACTCAGGCCGGATCGCTGTCATCACAGCGCGCGGGCCATACGCGTTGGCCGTTGCCTGCGCGCGCAGCGTCGGCACGATCATCGGCGGTTGATGAATAAGTTCAGTACGATCATTCAGCCCGTCCTGCTGCCGCTTGATGTCGAATTCGTCCGTGTAGCTTTCCTCGGCTATGCCACGCGAACTAAGAAGCGGTCGGTAAGTGTAATCACGACGCAACGCAATCAAGGGAATCTGCCCGTGGTCATACTCAAATTTTCTGTGCAGTGCGAAGAGTTCATCCCCAATCACCGACTCGTTAAACACCGTCCGATACAGACACGGCGTTCCTTTGTGGCTCAACTTCCAACTCAGGAAGTGATTCAACTCGATGAGGTCGCGGTCGCTCCCCTGGAAAATGTTCGGCACATGCGACCACCAACTGGAGAATTGTCCCTTGTGCGATAATGCTTCATCCACAAAATCCGGGTCATACCCATCCGTGATGATGCGATCAGTTAACTCCACTTCACTCACCAATTCACGCTCGCAGGTAAACCGTGTCTGCTGGATATCGGTTGTCTCACTCGGGAAAAGGATGTCGTGAATCGGGCGGCGCGCGGTCCACTTGGGCTTGTTCACCCGCAAAGATGCCACCGGCAACTCGGACGCTCCGGTTGCGCGCAACTCGTTTAAGACCGATCGTGCCTCTGAGGTCGGGAGCACCGGTGACAAACTTTGCAGAACCTTGATTAACTCAGGGTCATACATCTTCGTGGGATCAAGAATCTTCTCCATGACATCGGTGAGTCCCAAAGCGGTGGTCAGTTCACCGAGCATGTTCATGTCGATGGGCACATAGACCAGTTCACGTTGCTGTTCCCATTCGACCTTGATAAAGGAGAGGCCACCGCCAAAACGCCACATCAACGCGTTGGGCAGTTCCCGGATCAGTTCACGTTTCATCTGCGTCCCAACACGCCAGTCCAACATGTTCTGCGCCACGTTCACTTCCCGGCCACTCACGAAAGGCCGGATGCTTTTAGCCTGCTTCTTGGACGACCAGAACGCCGCGAGAGCCAACGTCACGTGTTCCTTGATGATGGTGTCCACAATGCGCAGCCGAGAGTCCGAGCACCCGTTCCACGGGAACACCTGAGACGTGCTACCCGCCGGTGCCCACGAACGGCCATCGATACTTTGGTTCGCCCATTCGCACATCCACCAACTGCGCACCTGCCCCATCCGCGTCACAAACCCACTGGAATCCGTCTGCGCAGCTTGGAGTTCGGTCTGGATCTTTTGCAGGTTGGGTTTCTTAACCCCGGTGTTTTCAAGCGTTTCGTCTTTGGGATCCATTTAGAATGATGGTTGAGTGCTCCCGGGAAGTATCCCTAACCGGCGCATCGCTTCTTCAAGTTCTCGTTCGGACATTAGTCTTCTTCCCGCCGGTTGCTCGTCGGGCTTTTGCTGGTTTATTATCCGTTGAACTGCTTTCATTACCTCAATGCTAGGATGCTCGATTGGAGCTTGTTCACCCCACGCTTTAAGTTGTGCCTGATTAGATCGTTCGTCAGCCATCGGATCGTAAACCTGCGCGGCTGACTGCTGAGCAAATTGCGATGCCGGTTGCTGCGCCAATCCTGCCTTCGGGTCAACATACCAATACCGACCAGCGCCAACGTCGGGGATAATGACGTTCGGATCCTGCATTGACTGTTGTCCGCGCCGCAGTTCTTGATCGCCGCCCATGTTACGAATACATCCCTTGTAGTAAGCGCATCAACGCTTCCATCGAACCGCCACCGGGCGCGCTCGGGATCGATGTCCCAAGCATCCCGCTATACGGTATCACGTTGGTCTGTGGACTGGCCGCGCTAATCGTTGACTGCGGCAGGTTCGGCGTGTTGGTCATGTAATTCTGTTGCCCCTCTTTGGACAACGTACTCCCATACTGCTGAAACGCTTTACTTAACACGCTGCCCAAGGCCGAGTAATCCATCCCGCCTGTCGTCGTCGGATACGCCATCCCCTGCGAATCCACAGTGATCCCACTGCTGCCTCCTGAATCGCCGCCGCCCATATTAGCCCATCCAGTTGGTGTAAGGCCCGAAGTTGCCGCCGAACAAATGCTGGAACGCTTGGGAAATGTCCCAGCCACCCGCGCCAGTAGCCGAGCCACCCGGATCGCCATACGGTTGACCTCCGCCACCGCCAGCATGAGGTCCACCAGTCGGATTCCAGCCGCCACCCGGACCAGTGTTGCCGCCACTCTGCCCGTGACCGGGTTGCAAAAAGCCCATGTTCGTCCCACCAGTAAATCCAGGTGGCAGATATCCTTTGTTCTGGAAAAAGTTCTGTTGCCCCTGATTAAGCGCTGTGCCACCCATCCCCGGAGGCAGTTTCCCCTGCGCGTTGATGTAATTCGCCTGCGCCTGATTACCGTTTTGCATCGGCGCGTTACTCCCAAATCCCGGAGTGCCGCCACCCCAATATCCGCTAGTTGGTAGATTTCCAAAACTTCCTCCTCCGCCGCCCATGATAGTTACCTCTGTTGAATGCGTTCGCTCTCAAGTTTGATGATGTGCGCCATCATCGAAAGTATTTGACCCGGATTCATCGCCTTAACTATCGGATCGCCACTCGCGCGAGTCAGCGCCTCCGCGATGTTGCCTAACGACTCCCCGAGTTGCTTGTTGGGATCGTGCTTGGCAGGTGCAGCCACGCCTCTCTGTTTATCACGCCACTATCATGGCGTCAACGCGGAACTCCGCCCCCGACGAAACTATACATCTCGCTCCCGACAAAGTTGACACTCGTTAGGAACATCCCGCGCACACAATCCACCGGATCTTTCGAGGCACCCTTCTGTCCGTCTATCCCTGTCCAGTGTTCCAGCGACCAGATCGTGTTCGGGCACGTATCGACTACCAACAACTGCGGTTCATTCAACCGTCCCAAGTCAGCACTCCATTTCCCGATCTCCGTCCCGGCGTCGTAATACAACGCGCTGTTTATCATCTCTACACTCCCGTCGTTGTTCTCGCCCCCGATGATCCGCCCTTTCCCCGGCACCATGTTCAGGAAATCCATTCCCACTTCCGCGATCTGCTCGATCAGGTTCGTGACGGTGGTCGCGCTCAACCTCGGACTCGTGGCGTAGCGGCTATCGATGTATCTCGCGAGGATGTGTTCTCCCTGCTCCTGGTGAAGAATTTCCTCCATGTAACGCTCAAGACTGAACCCTTTGCTGTCTTGGGCTGGTCCTTTGACCCCGTCATCCGCTGCGCCCGATAAGGCCCACGGCCCCAACTGGCCAACTCCCTGAATATACGCTCTTGGGTGTCCATGACTCGGGAACTCACGGTAGATTATCCACTTATTCGGGGAAGGACAAAAGACCCAAATCATAAACCACATCCTTCCATCACACGGATCAACCAAATGATACCGCTCACCACCGGGGAACTCATGCGCGATCGCGCTGAACTGCGCCAGCGTAATCACATGCGCGTTGCGGCTAAACATCGGGAACGCCACCGAGTGAGATTTCGTGCAGACCCCGTAAGCGCGGATTGAGATTTCATCCGGGCCTGCTTGCCGGCTCTTGAGTTCTTGAACTAACGCGGGATAATTCCCGTATGGATTGTCCGACGTGTGGAAAAAGATTATTCGCGCTGTCGGGTCTTGGCATTGCATCACCCGAGGAACTCGCTTGCATCCAAGGACGTGACCTTGCTCGTCGTACTTGGGAAGCAGTGGAGCGTCAGCTTCCTCAATTACTTGCGCCCCCTCGTAAAAATACCCGAACGTCTCGTTCCACCCGAACTCAGGGCA